ACCCTGTGTCAGGGTGACCGTAGCCTGTTCAATAGTCCATTGATTCAGGCCCCGATTAGCCCAATCGCCCAGCATCAGATTCAACGACCTTTTAGCCGTTTTGAGGTCATAACCCGTGCGGACTTCCAGCCCACACCGCTCAAAAGCCTCTTCGATGTAATCGCTTACATCTAATTCAAAGTCCGTTGAACCTGATACGGCCATTACTTATAACCTCGTACCCGTGGCTTTGGACAAGGGCTCATAGCTTCCTGCTTGTGTGCGTTTACCGGACCACCGTGCTTCATAAAGCCCATTTTGTTTCTGACTTCAGTAGGCAATTTTGGCAAACCTTTGTTCCCTTTTGGAACGGGCTTTAAGTCCTTTTTCATGGCTACAAAGGCTTCTTTGAGCTACTACGGACGGCACCGCCCATGCTTCTTTTAATGGGCTTGGCTTTTTTCTTGGCTTTTACGCCGCCGCCGTTTCTTTTCTTAACAGGCTTGGCTTTTGCTTTTGGATTACCACCGCCTTTTAAGCCGGGAGGTTTGTCCTTCATCGCCATACCACCACCACGCATTTTTTTAGCGGCCATACCGCCACCACGCATTTTCTTAACAGGCTTGGCTTTTTTCTTGGCCATACCATTTCTCATTCCCGGCATCACAAAGTCTCCTGTATAGTTTCTGACGCTCGTCCCACAAACCGGCGGTTTCTGGGTCATTTAGGTACTGGTCATAGTACCCCTTTTCTCTCAGCATTTCTGCCGATTTTTCAATAGTAGAAAGCCGTTGCACAAAAAACATTGTGTATGGCTCTTCTACTAAATAATCAAATTCTTGGTCAAACGCCTCTTCGCCTTCGTCATACGGGTGAAAGCCCATGACCCACAGGTCTTTTTGCACAAAAGTGCCTGTAGCTATAGCGTCATTCAAAGCCCCGATGTGATCGTGAAATTCTTGTGATTCTTCGACAAAATCAAATTGCACAAATAAAATTACATCGTAAGTGTCATCAAACTGTGACAAAACTGTGTATAAGGGGTGCATAGATTTGTCGTAACTAAACGAGAAACCTACTTTGTCAGATAAAAAAGCTTTTCTGGCGTAAGGACACGCCGGAAGGTCGTTAAAAAAAGGGTTAGGTTTATCTAAAACCTCATTAGCCCAATCTTTTATTTCTTTAATAACTTTTTGTTCTAAATCCATGACTAGTCATACCTAGTCTTCTTTCTGCGTTCAGGCATTACCGCACCACAACCCCGGTGATTTTTACGTATTTCACCGCCGTTAGCGGCTTTACGTACTTTAGCGGCTTTAGTGTTAGACACGACCTGCTTACCTTTTGCCCCCTCACGCTTCTTTTTTTTAGCTGTAGCGGCTCTCTCGGATTTACTTAAACTATTGGCTTTAGAACGAGGCAAACACCGGTCTGGGCGTTTTTTGTTTTTAGATGTACCGCATTCGCCAACAATGTTGCCACTGCTGTCAATGCGGACCCAATCTTGATCCAGCCATTTTTTAAGTTCGCCCATTAGCGACCTTTCCTTTTGCCGCCCTTCGATTTTTTAGCGTAGTTAGGATCTTTGCAATACTTACTAGCGGCTAAATTAGCGTAGGCAGAGGGGTATGTGTCAAAAGTACGCTTCGCCCACGCTTTACCTTCAGGACAAATTTTACTGCCCTTACTCTTGCTAGAGGCCGCGCCGCCTTTACGCATGTAAGTGACTTGAACCTTACTTTTTTTAGGCCCTGTTTTTACTCTTGATCCGCACACGCCCATAGTAAATCCTTACGCGTAAGTGTCTATTGCTCTGCCTTTTGTCGCATCAGTAGAAGGGGTGGTATCAACAGATGTGGGCTGGAATCTGACTTTTGAGGACTCCAAGGGCATCTGAGCATTGTTCAAAGCAGTAGGATTCATAGCAGGATTAGCTGCACCCGCAACAATACCCGTAGGCTTCTGCATCATATTGGGCCACCTAACACCGCCCACCTGCAAAGGGTCACTGGCCACGTGTCACCCCGCCACCAAATGACTGAAAATAGGCGCGCTGATAATTAAAATAGCCAAGCCCCAAATTTTCAAATCTAGTGCTTTTAAAGTGCTTTTTTGGTCATCTAAACGCTCTTCAATGCGAGCGTAACGAAGCGCACATTCCGCCTCATGTTGATTTAACTTGGCTAAAACATCTTCTAGTTTCATAACAATTACCAAGCTTTACACGACCAATAACGTGCTGAAAATTTATCTTTTGCCGTATCACAATTGTGACGTGCTCTAAAATTACTTCTGCGGCCCGGTTGTGACTTCTTAATCGACATGTTGGGGTCGCCAAAGCGAACAAGCTTTACCTCACTGCCTTTTTTGGCCAAAACCGCGCTTTTCTTGGACTTTCCGGGTGTTTTTTTGGGCTTGTTGTAGCCAGAAAAAGTTTCCCCTCGGTAGCTTAAACGACCAGAGGGGAGCCTTTTTACGTCTTTGGTAGTAGCCATTAGCTAAAAAACACCGTAAGCGCAGTAATGTTTGTCAAAGTGCCTATATAGATATCCGACACTTTAATGCCCTCGTCAGGGATGTTGACCGAGTGCGTTTCGCTCGCAGAAAAATCCAAGTCCAATACAGTGCTTCCACCATTTCCGTCCGTCACAGTAAGACGGGGAGTTCCGGAAGCAGAAAGAACTTGAATCTGACGAATACGAGCAGGCCCTACACCAGCAGAGCCTGTCCCGGTCAGACGTTTTGATTTTACGTCTGAGTTAGCCATGGCTTTCTCCCGTTAGGATGCGTCAGAAGTGCTGGAAATTCCAAAAAACTTCAAGACAATAACTGTGTCGCCGCCGGGATCACCCGAAACAACCAGCTCAACTTCGTCCGCTGTGCCCGTAGCCGCGGTAGTTGTTCCACCGGACATACCAAGAACACCGTTACATGGGAAAAACCCTTTGAAACCGGTGGAGTTTACAGCGGCAGAAATACCATCAACAAAACCGTCTGTATCAGCATCTGTGCCAATATCTTGAAGGTTTACGGCGTTTGCGGCGGCTGTAGTGACAGCAATCGTGACACCCATTGGGATGAAGTTATCTGGAATGCCGATTGCGGACTCTTTGCCCGTGGTGGCACCATCAGCTACCGTGATCGTCGTTTCATACGTAGAAAGCGTCATCGTGCTGGTTACAGCGCCGGTAGTAGAGTTTTTGGTGATGTCTGAGAAACCGTTTTCAGAACGGACGGGACCGTTAAACGTAGTATTAGCCATGAGGTTCTCCTGTCGTGGCCAGTGTCAGCCTCAGTATAAGGCTGTCAGGAAAAATTTATATTAACATAAATGTTCCACGTGGAACAAAAAAAGCCGCCCGAAGGCGGCTTTGTTTTTAGGCACCCGGTGTGCCAAAGACACAACGCCAATCGGAAACCCCGAAACTGTAACGCTCACGCGCCTTGAAGCGCATGTTGCCAGTGTCGAAGTCACCTTCCATTGCAGTCTTGATGGGGCTTCTGTTAAACATCTTGAAGCCATTAGGTGCGTCAGTCTTGAGGAAGAACGCATCTGTGTCGGTCAAGAAATGGTTAACTACCGCGCCATCTGGGAGCATACCCATAGACTTGGTTGCGTTGAGGTCATTGTCCGCAGTTCCCGGACGCAGGTTGGAGTTGATCACCCGCTCTGCAATAAATTGCAGTTCTTTTGGAATAATCATCTTCATACCACGTACCGCGATCTTCAGACCACGCTCATCCGTAAAGCCAGCGATGTCAATCAGCATCTGCTCAAGAGAAGTCTCGTTGAGGTCAGCGGCGGTTGACAAAAGGTTACGCTGGTTCCCTGAAAGGGACGGGTGAGCCGCAGAGCAGAGAGCGGCACCATCTCCAACAGGAGAACCGGTGCTAAAGGCGTTGTTCAGAATTGAAGCGGCCTTAATCTGCTTGGTCTGGGACATGGATCGTGCCAAAGCACGGGTGTAACGAGAAGCAAGGCGGTCATACAGGTTGTCTTCAATCGCCTCTTCGGTGATTGAAAACGCCAGTGCAATCGTTTCGTGAGTATAACGTGCAGTAAATGTCTCCTGCGCGTCATCAAACGAGATGGCACCACCCTCTGACTTAACCGGCGCAGTGCCGAAGCCAGACAGCATTACTTCTTCTTCAAAAGCACGATCTGAAGTCTCTTCTTCAAAGATTTCAGCGTGTTCCTGTTCGTAGCGATCATACTCAAGTCCAAAGAGAGCGTTAAGCCCCGGCTCAAGTTCCTTCGCCAACTGTGCGCGAGAAATAGCCATTACTTAATCCCCCTTAAATGCCGGTTGAGTCGGCAGTGGTTTGTGAAGCAAAACCACGTGTGCCAGCGTTGAAATGAGCGTTCAATCGAACAAGCAGATGAGCACCCGCAGACGAATAATCATTGTTAGCATCATCGTCAACCAGACCTACAATACGCAATGGTAGCGTTGCAGTAGTAGCAATCGTGCTTACGCCAAGTTGAGAATTTGACTTGCCTGTATCGGTAGAACCGGTACGGGCAGAGGTTCCCAGACTTGCGTTAGCAAAAACGGCTGTTAGTGCAGTAGCTCGGTCAGTGAGGGTGGCATCCGCCGCAACGACGAACAGTTGATCAGGGTTATCAGCCACCAGAGCCTTTACAGGAAAGTTGGTATCTACCGATACGCTTCCTGATCCGGGCCAGTAATTAAGAAAAACAGGTTTCTTTTGTGTGGCGTCTTGATATTCAACCCCTACCAGAACACCGAGGGCTTGCGTAGTGCCGCCATCAGTAGCTCCAGCTTGGTCTATTACGCCTGCGGCAGTGGGAACACAAATGCTTCCATTAAAAATAGCATTAGTGTTGTTACTAGCAATTTCATACTGAGTAACGCCAGTGCTGTTAGCACCGCTTCCTACAAGACCAACAGGACGAAGACCAAAGGCAGTTTCTTGATTTGCCATGGTTTAGTTCTCCATTCTGTGCGGCCCTATTTCTTGGGGCCGCCAAAAGTTACACGACTCTGACGCTCGGGTTTTCCGATTGTCATCGTTGGATGAGCGTTTTCTCGCAACATATCGCCTTCAACAGCTTCGATCTGGTCCGCGTTACGTTGAGCAAAATACTCTGCGCGTTCCTGAACTGTCTCCATCGGTATGCGAGCGAGCATCAATCCGCCAACACCAAACACACCCTCATATTTACCCGAATCAATTACCGGTGCTTCAAAATCTGGATACTCATCTTGGCGAACAAGCTCATAGCCTTCTCGCAACCTTGCCGAAATATTCTTGGTGTCGTCAAAACCCCTTACTTCGGCGCGTATCCAACGATGTTTAAAGCCCTCTGGTGCGGGCGGTGCGTCCAACATAGACGGGGGAGTCCAAGGCTTACGCCGTCCCTGCTTCTCCCTTGACGCTGTTTCACGTGAGGAGCGGTTAATGCCCTCAAAGCCTTTCTTCTCTGTGGACATGGTATTACTCCTTTACGTATTTCGCGTATTCTTCAAGCGGCACTCCCAATTTTTTAGCAATTGCTACTTGGGTCTGGGAGAGTCTGACCCTGTTACCACTGCGCCCAGTTTTGGTGGAGCGTGAGACACCGGCAACATTCTGAGCGGGCTTGCGGCCAGTGGATTGCTCCTCTCCAAACTTATGCGGGAATTCCCGTTTAATTCTGGAGTCCAATTCATTGTAGTAGTCATCTGACTGAGGGTCAAACCCCTCATCTTCAATTAATTTCTTGTGGATTCCGAAGGCGGCAAAGGTCATTGCCTCATCATTTCCAAACCAAGAATTTTTCTCTGCCCATTGTTCCGCCTTGGGATCAGGCCGTTGTGGCTGTGGGGCTTGTTGAGGCGGGGGCTGTTGGATTGTTTGCGGTTGCGGGGCGTTTTGCTGAGTAGCCTCGGAGCGTCTTTGCGCTTGAGCGTACTCGTTTGCCGCAATGGTGATATCCGTCAGTTGCTTTTGAGCGGCTACGGTTCCTTCCGCATCACCTAACTCAACGGCGCGTTTAAGGGCCGATTCCGCTTGCTCCTGTTGAAGTTGAATGCGCTGACCGTATTCGGTCATAAAACCTTGGTCTAGGTTCTGCATTCGCTGTTTAATCTGCTCGGCTTCAGCCTGCACATTTTGTGCGAACTTCATGGCCTCTTCTTCACGGCGCTCGGCTTCGCGCATCTTTTTAGTCAGACGATTAATACGCTTCTGTACAGATTCGCTGTACTCAGCGTGTTCATCTTCAGACGAAGCCTCTTGCTCTACTTCAACCGCAGGCTCTTCCGAATCCGTTGTTCCACGTGGAACATTTTCTTCTTCAGGTTGCTCAAGCTCTATTTCTGTGGCTTCTGCGTCCCCAACATCTAACTCAAACTGACCTTCTTCAGCAGGCTCTGCCATGGTTTCCTCCTCTACAGGCTAAGAATGTCTTCTGGATCGTCAATAATTGCTAGGATTTCATCATCGTTCAAAATCCTGCACTCCCCACCGTCAATACGGAACCGAGAGCCAGCATAGCGAGCAAAGATCACCCACTGCTTTTCGGTGCACCACGGGCCGTCAGGAAACTTATCTGCGTCCTTGTAGCAAAGAGGGCCTTGTTTGACGACATAACCCACAACCGTCTGAATCTGCGTGTCATTCAAAACTTGATTGGGGATATAAATACCGCCTTCGGTGGTTTCTTTGCCTCGGTATGGGAGGATTAACATGCGCCAGCCCGTAGGCTGTGGCATACGCTCCAAAAGACTTTTGTCCATGGCCTCGGGATCGAGTACCTTGGGTTCCGGAGCTTTGTAGAGGGATTTGACGCCTTCTGCGGCGGCGTCGAGGTCGATTTCTTCAGCTAGATCAGTCATTTAGTTGCTCCTGTTTTTCTAGCAGGCCCGAGAGTTCCTGTGCTACATAATTCAAAGCCGATAGCTCACCCATAAGGTTTTGATACTGCTCCATCGACTTTACGCCGTTGTTTTCCAACAATTCTAAGACTTGTACGCGCCGGTCCTTTATAGACTTTTGGACAAACTGTACTAAGTATAGTGAATCCACATGCGCTCCATCTCAGAAAGTCTTATCTATATACCACGACAATCTAAAACGAGCAACTAATATGTCCACATGACAGGTCCAGTGGTGCGAATATCCACGTGGACAAACGTCTTGGCAACGCCGATACCGCCAAAACCTAGTTTTAAGGCTTCTTCTACTATCTTTCTGCGCTCAATGCCGTTGTCCGCATGGATATCCGCCGCAATGCCCTGTGCGTGGGTGCCGGGCTTTACCTTTGCCTTTTCAATAGAATGATCAGGGGAGCGGTAACCGGACGTTATATGAAAAGGGAAGTCACAAGCTTCGCGAAGTTCGTCCAGACGTTCGACAAATTCCGGAACAATCTTGTTTTCGCCCGTTTCCTGACAAGAAAATTCTTCTTCTGAAAAGTATTTGTAGCTCATTCTTTCTTGCCAGACCCTAAAAATAAGCCAAAAGCGCCCGTTAGAGCGCCAGTCATGACAGACACCAATGCCGCCTGCTCTGGGTTTGGATCAGGTAGATCCATAAACCATTCCACCACACGGTAAGTCATAAAAATCATTACGACCATGACCAGTCGCGGCAAAATTCGCCACTTGTCCAGTGTGTCTGGATGAATCATTTTTCGCGAGCGACCTGCTTTGTCTTCTCAAAGGTGCGTAAACCGCCAAGGCCAAGCATCCCAAGAAGCACTGTCAACAAGCTTTCCATCTCAAATACAGGTAGCGGAGGGGCATCCACACCAGCGAATGTAATAACAAAAACAGCCATAGGCTGACCCACAAAGTGCCAAGCCAGAGCAACGCCGCAAGTCCAGCCCACAAACGGCCTCCAGCCTGCGACAAACATTGACTTGTGTGCCGCTTCAGCCTTGTTAATCTCAATCTGGCCCTTGGCAAGCTCTTGGGCGTGTCGCTCTGACATCGTCGCAATTTCGTGCGCGAGCTTCGCCTTTTCATCCGCATCCGGTATAAATTTGTCAAGTAGCCCCGTAACAGGGCCAATTAATGCCTGCAACATGTAAACACCCCCTTACTTTGTTAGCAACTGGTGTACCGTGAGCCGCGGAGCGCGGCACCCATGCCACGTTTCTTGCCGGTCGTAGACTTACCCATGGCTATATCAGGCGTCTTTTCTT